TCTTCACCTCCTTCTTCACCTCCTTCTTCACCTCCTTCTTCACCTCCTTCTTCACCTCCTTCTTCACCTCCTTCTTCTTCTTCATAATCAATCCCATACATAAATGAATTTGTTTGATATCCTCGTAATGGGATCATTTCTACCACCTTACTTTCTTTCATTTTTTTAACTTTTCCAATTGGTTTCCATTCATTGCATATTGGTTCTCCCCACTTTTCTTTACACATACTACCTGTATTCTGTTTTTTTCTATATTCACATTGTGTAAATCCTTCTTGAATATTCTTTTTTTTATTACTTAAAATCATTAACCCTAGTATTAATATAACAAGTATTACTATTCTTTTCATAATACATAACAAATAAAATAAAATAAAATGTCAACGGATATGGATATTTTCATGGATATGATGTCTGATCAAGATACACCGTTTTCTGAAGTTGTTGAAAATGGAAAACCTAATTCTTACTACCAAGGACTAGGTATACATATTCTAAAACAAATAGATACCAATGAACATTATTTTCATTTTCTTCAATCAATACTCTCTAATTTCAAAAATTTAGAAGAAGAACATAAAAAAATTATCCAAGAAGGAATGGGGATAAAACCCGAAGTAATTATTAAGGAGAAAATAGTTTATAAGGAAAAACAAACTAAAAAAAATAAAAATAAGAAACCCGTCATAAATACACGAGATGATTATTAATTATCTTCATCATCCGAAATTAATTGAAAATTATTTAATGGTAGCAATTCAACCTTCTTTTTCCTCTTCTTCGACTCTAGAATACGGTCCTTTAGATTTTGTAATTCATTAGGATCATTACGATAATATAATAAATCTTTATAGAATTGTAGGATTTTATCAATTGAATTCATCCACCATTCTTTATCCCTTTTCACAAGAGTACATTCAAATCGGTCAATCTTCCACCATTTAATCTCATGAAAATTTTCTTTCGTTTGATTCTCAATCCAGTCTAATAATTCTTGATTTGTTTGATTTAGACAACTGTACTTGTAGGATAATTTCTCACCCTCCTTATATGTAATAACTACTCCCTTTGGATAATTTAAACTAGTCCTTCCATTCTGGAGAATACCATCAATCATGAATATATCCTTACAATATTCTTCATAATTATCATATTCAATTACTTTAACTTGAAGGAAATCACACTCATCTAAATCACATACTTCGAGCTGACCTTGAACTTGCATTAAATAATGCGCAGGGACTGTTTTTGTAAATTTACGCTTTGGAGGACATTTTATTTCAACCATACGGGCAATATAATCATCATTCCCTGTATCATCACAAATACCATCTGGAGATGCTCCAAATGCATCAAACTTTGGATGAGGAATACAACCGAAATCTAATATTTTTACATTGTAGAGTTCTTCATAAAACATAATAGCTACATCCTCATATTTAACCCCCCATTCAGTGATAGGATTTGGTTCAAATGGTTTTTCTTCTATTTTTGACAATATTAATTCATCTCGACTTTGAAAATGACAGTGGCCTATTGCTGCCCCTAATGAACTTGCTGTTAGCTTATTTTTCCGCATTTCATACCATTCTTTTGACCTTTGTTCAGGTAATTTAAGTTTTTTTAATTGTTTCAATTTATTTCTTCGTTTATTCACTGTATTTTTTTTATCATTTAATTTTTCTATTGTCCCTTGAATCAGTGTATGGAGAACATACTTCTCATCTTTAGTTGTATCTTTATAGATTTCCATTAAATCAATAAGAATACTTGTAAAATCTATCTCCCCTTCATAATTATGAATAAAGGTTTCAATATCATCCTTTGTGATATTCATATCATTCTGTTGCATATTACTTATATTAGAAATCAATTTTTAAATATTAAATTTGAAATACGGTTTATTTAAAAAACTAAATACTATCCATTATAAAATGTCATCCGATGAAGAAGATTGTAGGATTAAATGCCTTACGTGTAAGAAAGAGATCTTTGAAAAACCATGGTTAATTGTTAAATTGAATGAAGAATGCTCTTTTTATGGATGTTCCTATTTATGTTCAAATCAATTTAAAGAATTAATTGGTGTAGGATACTGGAACAAAGTGGTTAATAAAGAAGATTTTTCTGAACCAAGGCCTGTTTATGGATATTCGAATAGAGTATCGAATGGAGATATTACAACAGGGTTTGGAATGGATGAAATAAAAGATGAAGTCCAGCAAGAGAATGAAAGGATCGATAGGATTGAAGATGATTATTATATGGAGTATTCTTCGGATGAGGATAATTATGAATATTAATTTATTCAATACAATAAATGGAAGAATTAGTAGGGGAAAGATGTTTTCAAATATTAGATAATAAAGAATATATCTTTTTTTATTTTGGTGCATCATGGTGTAAACCATGTCAAGAAATTCTCCCCTTAATGGAAGATCTAATACGGGAATATGATCCGGAGATAATCAAATTCTATAAAATTGATATTGATAACGAAGAAAATAAATTAATTTGTGAAAAATGTAAAATTAAAGTTGTTCCTTCTTTTTTATTATTTAAGGGACGTACATTTATTAACCGAACAAAAGGTAATAATATATCTTCTATAAGAGAGATGATAAAGTCAGTATTTTTTCCAGATGAACAAATGTCACCAATTAAACAAGAAAAAGTAGTAGAAGAAGGGAAAAAAGTAGAAGAAAAAAAAGATCCATTTACTCTTAATAGAGAAATATTTAATAAGAAAAGGTTATTTTAATAAATAATATATTATACTATAATAAATCTATGAAGATTAATTCAATTAAAGTAATTTTCTTTCTAGTCATGATACTATTTATACTTAACTCATCACGAATTGTTGAAGGACTTACCTAATATTTTTTTATAATGTATATTAAATATACCCATGGATTCTTTTGTAATTGTTCTATTTATTTTAGTCTTATTTGCTATTTTTATATGTTTTAAAAATAGAAATAATAATGAAACTATTATTGAAGGGATGGAAGGAATAACAGAAGAAGAAATTCGTGAACTTCAAAATATCCGTAATTTACCTGGGATGGGTACATGCAAAGAAAATGGTAACCCAGTCCACGGAGACCACGATGAAATTCATTGTACAGGTTTAACAGGTTATAAACTCTCGTGGGTTACAATTGATGAAAAGAAAGGTTTTCTTTCTGACCTTGAAAAGTTAGATGCTGATACATATAAAGATGAAGTATCTGTCGGGCAAGTAGATATAGTGAACGTTGATGGTGAATGTTATAGATATAAAGGAGATGAAAAAGTAAACATCAGTGAAGAAATGGATAAAAAGATTGCTTTACATCCATGTAAATATGATGGGAATGATGAATATTGCTTAAATAAAGATACAGGGGAATACCTACCTGAATCTACAGAAGCGACATGTGAATCATCCGATAATGGAATATGGCTGAACCCACTTAACTCTCCAAGTCTACCTGAATCATGGAAAAATTCGGCATGTTCTATATCATTGAATGATGGTGGAGCGGGAGATGGTGAAGAAAAAGAGAGGGCAGGGGGAGTAAGTCAAAGGGACTGTTTTAAAGTTTCCGAAATAAAACTTCCAGTTTGCTCAAAACCCGATGGAACACAAATGAGACCAATGAGATTTTGGAAAGCATTACATACACCAGGTATAACAGTAGAACAGGCATGTGAGGGAATACCAACCGGAAGGGATTGGCATCATGGGGTGGGAAGTACCCTCTGGGGTGACGAAACAATCGCTCGAATTTTTGCATCTATACCAAGTGAAGTTAATGAGCTTGATAACGAAGCTGCTCGTTTAGAACATAACGCAAGAACATCTGAACGAGTAGCCATGACACATGCTAAAACAATTATCCAAGAATTAGAAGATGCAAGTCTTGAGGAGGCAGAAATGGATTGTTCATTTGAGGATGTAGATTCCCCCTATCATGGAAACGATAAACAAGGTTCAATGGGAACAATAAATGGATATACATGTGGAGAGGAAGGGGACAGTTATACTAATAATGATGGAGATCCAATAAACAATTTGAGTGAAAACTGTAGTATTAGTAATCTTTCTTGTTCTGATAATTTTAAGAGAAGTGTTGATCCAATGAATATCAGATGTTCACTGAAAGATGAAAAATATGTATTTAAGTATCAAGGATGTGAACCAAATGTTTGTAAAATTCCCGATAATTTTAATGAAAAATATGAATTTAAAGACCCTTCGGAATTACGTTCAGCTGGACATACGGTTACGATTAATGATGTTAAGGATATGAAAACTCAAGAATTAAAAGTAAAATGTAAAAATGGATATAGTGGAGAACCAACTGATGTATCTTGTCCCGATGAAGGTACGCTTAATATAAGTGGTTGCGATTTAAATGTTTGTTCAGCAACATGCGATAGTGAATACGAATTTAAAGGATGTAATAATATAGGTAATGTCTCTATAGATTCATTTTATGAAACTATGAATATGAATTCTCCATGGGATGTATGTGATACAGATTTTAATAATGCCAAGGGCCCTTGTTTTCGATGTAAACCACCAAACAACTTTCATTTAACTTCAGATGATGATGCTTATAATGAATACTACAATCAAAAAACAGAAAAAGTTTGCTTGCCCCTCTTATCAGAGAATAGAGAAATATGTTCAGCAGCAAATACAGAAGAAGAATGTAATGGGGTTGTTTCAAATACAGAAGAACAAGAAAAATTATGTTCGTTTGATACTAGAAAGGTTAAAGATATTCAACCTTATCCAACAGTTAAGTGTAAAGATAACAATAGTCCATTTACATTTTCAGGTTGTCAACAAAATCAATGTATTAATCCACAACAAGAAGGTCATAATTTTGTCTACGATTCAAGCCGATTCGATGGGGATGATAAATTAATAAAACCAATCCATATTAAAGACTACGTAAAAGTAGATAATGATGATATATATAGTAAATACAAACATGATAATAATCCTTCATCCGATGAAATAATCAAAATACCAGATTTAAATGGTAAACTTCTTTGTGGAACAAACTATACGAATAAAGGTCAAAATAATTCAAGTATTGGTGTTGATAAAACTATTCCTTTAAAAAATATCCAATGTTATAATTTCTACGATTATTATAATAAATCAGACCCTACTACACCGGTACCTAATTATTCAAAACCACCTATATCACAAAAGGGGGATACAATTGAATATATTACTAGTGAAAGTGAGTTACCCACCTATCTAAGTGAAAATCAATCCATTCCGAGAAATCATTACTTTTCAGTTGGTGGTTGTGAAGAAAATTATTGTAAGTGGCCAACATATAACAATATCTCATACAATAGTCCACAGAAAAGAATTAATAACGATGAAAAAAGATTTATTCTTGGTTATAAACATGATGATCTAGATATGACTACTACACAAACCGCTCGTAGTTTTGCAGGATATATAGAAGGAGAGGGTGCTACACTAACATGTGATACTGAATGTACACCTGAACCACAATATTCATATGAAGAAATTAATAATTTTCTCTCAGAAGTAAATGATGATGATATAAAAGCAGGTGGTAATGATAATCTCCATACAGCTGAGAGTTTTCATGAAGTTGCAAGAGGAGGTCCATTTAGTATCTCCCGTTGTTGGAATCAAACTACATCCCCCACAGTAATATGTAATGGTCAAGAATGTAATAAAGAGGATAGCGATTGTAATGCTGTTGTGAGTGGTTGTGAACAAAATAAATGTACATTAAGTAATGAAGATCAAGTAAATGGGACACGTATCATTATCGAAGGGCCTCTTGATAATGAAGGTAAACCCATGTATGATACAATTGGTGTTAAGTCAGATGGAAGTCCGAAAGAACATGGGGCATTTAATGTCGATCAAATAAGACATATCTCGTGTAATAATAATTATTCAAAACCATTAGAAGATGATGGAACAATTAAAGATATAGAGATCCGTTGCCCGGTTGATGGTGGAGAATTTGTCATTGATAATAGATGTATCAGGACAGAGTGTGAAGGGACGAAGGTCGTTGATAGAATTAATTTATCAAGCGTTAATGGAGATGTAAATAGTATTTGCCCCAATAAAACATGGGAGAATTCACATATTGCTCAACATGGAGGATCAAATGAAACGGATATATTAGTTGAAGATCAAGGAAATATTAATTTCAATGAATCATGTGATCCTGATAGTTCCGAAGTATCTGATGAAATAACTCAACTCAATAAATCTAGATACACTCAAGAAACAATTGATGGTACTTCTTCAATCCCATTGTGTAATATAGATATTCAATCACAAAATATTTCGACATTTAAGATACCAACATTAGCGGAGTCTTCGTGTAATTATACACCGAATATAAATGTAAGTAATCCAGAAAGTACCTTTTCAAAGCCACAATATGAATTATCTGGTTGTCAACCCAATTTATGTAAAATACCCAATGAAGAAATGGGATATACATACAATAACCTTAGCCCGGGTGATATAGTTTCAAAAGAATTATTATTTGGTCCTTATTTCTCAGAGAATAAGCCTGATTTTATCGTTCAAGATTCCTATGATAGCTATATTAATAAAAGTATTACTTGTTCTGAAGGATACAATGGTGATGTATCTTTAGAATGTAATTCAAGTCAACCATCATGTTTCCCAGATTGTGCTGAGGATTTTACTATGAGTGGTTGTTCTAAAAATAAATGTATTATTCCTAATAAAGAGGCCCCTTCAGGGAGCGACGGGAGAAAAGTATACGATAATTTATCAGAGGAAGAACAAAAATTGTGGGATAATATAATAAATCAGTATAATATTTTAGGTGATGATGTCATAAAAACACAGTATGAAGAGGGTGAAAAATTAACTACAGATGAATTACGTATTACCCAGGAAAGTAATTGTGGACCGAATC